AATGGATAAGAAGTCATTGCATCGACTGTTTCATCAACATCATCCAAACGTGCAATAGTTTCATTTAATGTTTCAACAGGCTGATTAAACTTGTATGTTCCAACAGGTACCGTAGCAGGCACTATAAATGAAAAGTTGATGTTCTTCAAAATATCTTCGTACTTCTTATTAGGGTCTTTAGGTTCCATCTTTGTTTCTTTCTGCTTCTGCGACCCGCTTGCGTAGATTGCTGCTACTAAAGCTGTGGTCTCTACCATTGAATACGATATCGATATCACGGGCATAACATTCTTTACGACCTGTAAAGTCTACATCTTCATATTCTATACCCAGTATACGACAATCTAGAGGCAATGTCAAGAGCAAATCTACCAAATCTTGCTCTGTTTGGTAAATAACTACCTCATCAACAAAGCGACAAGCACTAAGTTGAATCTGTCTTTCTACAATTGATTGAATAGGTTTGTTCTTCGTGTCCGGTCTATCAATAGTTGGGTCAGTCTGTAGTCCTGCAATCAAATAGTCACAGTGATTCTTAGCTTCTGCCAACATTGCAATATGTCCTGCATGAAGCATGTCAAAGGTACTAAAGGTAATACCGATTGTCTTGCCTTCTTCCTTTAGGTCTTTAATCTTGTTAAAGATCATTAACACTTACCCATGCGGGCGATGCTAAGAAACTCTGCACGAGCAGCAGCATCAGTCTTGAATCCGCCACCGAGTTTAGTAGTCACGGTTGAAGAACCAGTGTCTTCAACGCCGCGGCTCTTAACACAATAATGCTGTGCGTCAATCATGACCGCAACATTTTCAGTTTCAAGGATGTAGCAAAGAGCATGGAATACCTGTTCAGTCAAACGCTCTTGAATCTGTGGGCGTTTTGCAAAGTATTCAACAATGCGATTAATCTTTGAAAGACCAAGAACCTTTTCATTAGGTACATACGCAACAGTAGCAAGCCCATCAATGATTACGAAGTGATGTTCACAGTTAGATTGAACATTGACATTACGCTCTACGACCATTTCATCGTAGTTCATCTTGTTCGCAACAGTTGTACACTTGGGGAATGCATCATAGTCAAGACCCCAAAAGATTTCGTTGACGTACATCTTAGCGACACGCTTCGGCGTATCCATAAGACTGTCATCTTCTAGGTCAAGACCTAATGCTCTCATAATGCCATTGAAGTGTGCTTCAATAACCTCAATCTTTTCTTTACGGTCTAGTGCGCTATCTTTTGTGGGAGTTTCGACACCCATCTTTATTAGGTGTTCGTGAATCTTTTGACCCAATTCGGGGTCGGTTTTAGTTTTGTTATAAGACATATTTGTTTCCTTCCTTACACGGATATGTTAATGTTGTTTGTAACCTTTGTGTTACATTTTTATTTATCAGTACTTCGCTTCACGAGTATGTTTTCTGTAGTCGCTGCTAATGCGAAGATACTTGTTACCCTTGCCTTCAAGAATATCGCAGATACGGTCAATAGTTCCATCAGTGTAGTCACTAATCTTGCCCATATTCGGATGTGCCTTCTTAAGCAAAACATCAAGCTTAGCGATAGCATCATCAATTGACCACGGAATGTAAAGACGCTCTGGATCGTTTGCGAAAGTCTCAGGGAAGCTACGATACGCAGGATAGAGTACATTGCATCCCAAAGCATCAGCTTCGCTTACAGTGTTGCTTACCCAGTCTTGTAGCGCACAGTTGAACACTACGCGGCTATCGTTGACGATTTCGTAATACTTGTTCTTGTCAAGATTGTCATAGATAGTCAACTTACCATCAGCAACCATCTTACGAGTACGAGCCATATAGCTATCGTTATTAGACTTCAATTCACCACCACTGCAAACAACGAACTCAACATCCTTACTAGGATAACGCACATGCCATGCTTCAATCAAGTCCATGTAGAAGTCGGGCTGCTTTTCTTGGTCCCAACGTGCAGAAAATACAACACGCATACGGCGATCATTGAAGGGTCTAATCTTGCCGTCAACCCGCTCAATGACTTCGTTCTTACCAAACGCAAGACCTGAGATATTGTAGATTGGCGCGTCCCAGCCTGCAATCTTCATGTGTGCAACCATTTCTTCGTTAGTTGCAAGAATACCATCTGCAAACTCATTGACCATCTTCTCATATAGTCCCATCCACTTATCCATTCCCCAGACATGAACAAAGTCATCAGGGTCAATAGATTGTGCAAGACAACGAACAAAGATACGAGGCATATTGTCTTCATCACACTGGTCAATAATATAAGGCAATGATTCAATGCCTGGCTGAAACATATCTTCAAAGTAGATAACATCCTCACTAGTGACTTCACCCTTCTGCATCATCTTGACGAGGTTCATCATCTGACTCATGCCGAAGTATGAACGACCATGTGCGTCAAGAACCTGACCAGTTACAATCTTCTGACTGTTATCAAGTGTTTCTCCGGGGACGTATACAACGTCAATCCCGCGCTTTTCAAAGACACGGCGATTCCAATCAGTAAGCTGTAGTGTGTAACGAGCGTTGTACGCTTCAAGTCCCATGTAAAATAATTTACGCATTGTTTTCCTTTAATTTTATATATGGCAAGGGTGGTCGACATAAAGCCAACCACCCGCCTTAACTTTACTATTCATTACCTAGTAATACGATTAGCATTTTGTTCCTTGAACTTTACGAGGTCAACTTCCCACTGATTCTTTACATACTTCCCGGAAGCGAGCTTCTGAAACTGACGATAGACGTAGCTTCGCTGACTGTACAAATCGGCTTCGTTAAACCGATATCCATAGTCGCGGCAAAAATCACGATACTTATCTAAGTCGATAAAAATCTGTGTTACGCGGGAGAGACTGTTCTTAGGGTTATTGCTTGCCATTTTATTTTCCTTAAATGGTTAGTGATTGATAGGGTTTAGTTGTGTTGTAGTAGATAGTGGCACCGTTCTCACCGTCTTCTGATACAGTGATTTCAATGTCACGATTGGGGTAGCGATTAGCTATTAATAGATATAGCTCATCACTAATCATTTCGCAAGACTTATGGTCAAGTTTCATCACTCCGTCACGAAAGCTATTCTCTAGCCAACGCTTGAACTGAATAAACTCAATGTCGCGGTCGTTGTGAAATACCTGAATCGCCACCTTAAAGTGAAAGATGTGACGATGCGGGTAGCCTAGGAAACTAACGTCATATTCGTCGTCAGTTGCCAATTTCGGATCGGTGTCTGCACCGGGATACTTGTGAATGCCTTCTTTTTGAAAGGTCACCCAAATCATGCGCTTAGCTTGTTCGCTAATGCGTTTCTGTTTTTCAGCAAGAGTTTGTGTTACGTTATCCATAGTCTAGTTATATCACCTATATAGAATTTATCAACTGTTTTGGTCACTTCCAATAATTTCCCCACAGCCACGCTACCAAACTATACCTCTCACCGGTTATAATTCGTTCTACGCTATGTGGGAAAAAGCTAGGAAAAGCAATGATAGACCCTTTGGAAACCGTATGGGGCCTACCTAAAATTTTCAAGTGACCACCTGAATGTGTTTTGTAGTCAGACAAAAATACTACTGCGGTAATTTTTCTATCAATATTTTCCTTATGGAAATGGTAATTATCGTAATGCTCACTAGAATAATCGCTTTTAGTATACTTTTTAAATTCATATGGTTCTACAAAATCAATGTCAAACTTTAAAAAGTCTACCATTTCTTGAAGTGCTGGTTGCAACTTATCATGTATTTGATGATTTAAAGGAAGTAAACAGGCGTGAAAACTTGAAGGAAATTTTTTACCATACAAGTTATTACTATTTAAATTTGAAAGTTGAGAGTCAATCAATTCGTCGCATTCTTCATGGCTCAACACATTTTGCTTAGTAAAGATTTTTGTTGAGAAGTCCAGGACAATCTTAGGTTTAGGCAAATTAGGTATCATTTAAAACCTCTGTCATCAACTGATCAGCATCTTCAATGATTTCATCGATTTCAGGGTCGGCGTCTTCAACTGCAAATAACTGGTCAAACATAGTATGTGCATTGACAGTCTTTTTACCACTGAATCCTTGACCAGCTTTGAACTGCTGCCAAAACTTGTCGTATTTGTCAATCATAGCCAAACTCTTTTCACGATCCTTGAGTGAAAAAATCTCATCAACGATATCAGAAAAATTGAGATTACCTAAAGGATCCATAACCATCTTAGGCTTGATACCATTCTCATACCGACGATTAGCTTCCTGAACCGCAGTCATATGTTGATATACGTTATGTGCCTGCAATAGAGTATAGCTAAGTGTGTCCCAACTAGTCTTTGTTTCTTTGCCGTGTTGACCTAAGAAACCCTGACCACGATAGCATAAGTCTTTCATCAGCATCATGTCAGTTACCGGACTGTCAGCGAACACTTTGTGAATCTTGTCAGCAAGGACACCATCGCTAAACTTGCGATTGTCTGTTGCATACTTCTTGTTTTCAGCAGTCTTTTCCATTGAATAAGACCACTTAGTACCATGCTCAAATGTGTTGTTGTTATAAGCAAGGCCCTTAGCAGCAGCAAAGAACGGAGAAGCACAGTCAAACGTAATTTGTAGCTTAGGATTATGATACTTACGAACTGCCCTCTGAATATCAGTAAAGAGAACTGCGTATTCCATAATACTAGTACCAAGACAATGAATAAGGTCGTGCTTACCTTCTTCTAAGAAGCCATCATGAATGATGCCAACAAGTCTGCGAAGCATCAAGTGAATGTCAATCTTGTTTTGACCACCGAATGCCCAGCCGTTAAATGCTTTGTCACCGTAGATATTCGTATCACAGTACTTCTTCATTTCTTCATACCAGTCATCGGACTGTCCATGATTACGACCCTGCAATACGTTTAGAAACTTACAACGACCATCACGATTAGCAACAAAGTATTCATTGTTAATATGCGTGGCAGTGATTGCTTCTTCAATCGTGCTGATACCGTGTGCGGATGTACCAGTCTTCTTATCCTTAATGTGATAAGTTGTAAGAGACTGTGATGGAATATCAAGACACATACCATAGTCCATATATTCATCCATCCAAGTAAGAACTTGTTGACGCTTCTTCATAGCACGGGGACAATTAGGGTCCTTCCAATCAGCAGGCCACTGACACTTAAGAATCTGGAATCCACCAGAATCACCTAGCATGAAAGTGCCTTCTTCTCTCTTGCGAATGATACTCTCACAAGCATCATCCTTAGTGATATCAAGATTTGCGTGACCAGCAGAATACAAGCCCCACTTATAAGTATATAAGCCTTGCTTGCTATTAAGGAAGTTCAAACATTCAACGTCTCCATTGAATGCCGCAGGGATTCTCGCCGGGTCAAAATAGTTTTCACCTTCACGTTGCTTGCCTAAACCAGCGATGAAGAAAGACGAGACTGCGGGCAGAAACAATGCCCAATCGGGATTGTGACTGTTTGAAAGGTTAATTTGTTCCAACTTTTACTTCTTCTTTCGTAAGTATTTGAACCATCTTGATTTTATCATCAAGTTCTTTTTTCTGTTTAATAAGGTCAGCAATGGTAGCATTAGATGCTGCTAGCCTATCAAGTTCGGCTTCTTCTTCAATCTTCCGATTAGCCCAATCTAATGCACGTTCAGCATCAGGAGTCAATCCAACACTAGCATGACTAGTATTCAACTCAACCCACATGTTTCCGTCATATACTTCAAGTCGTTGTATACTAGTATTGTATCTAACATCACCGACATTCATATAACCTGAACTAGTATTAATATATGTGGTCGCAGGGAAACCCCCCTGGACCATCACATATCTACCTGCGCCGTTAACCGACTTAATCATTACTTAGCCTGTGCGGGAAGCAAATACTGCCAAGTTCCAAGACCACTGTTTACAGTGATTTCGGCAGCTCCTGCGTCTGCAAAACGAACTGTCTTGTCACCGGGAAGATCCATGATAGCAAGAAACACCTTAACAGGCCACTGCCACGAGCGAGAAAGATTTCCGCTTACGCCCGACTGGAAGATAAAGTTGCCGCTGTGCGTAGAAGGGTCGCCGAAGTAAATCTTCAAGTCACCATTTTCAGTCTTAGTCTTGAAGTTAAGTTCTTCGCTGTTAGCAGAAGCCTGCTTCTTAAGACGAAGAATGCCTGCTACAGTAGGTTCAAACTCAACGTCCCATGCAGTCCCTGCAAACTTTACAGACTTAACCTTTTCTTCAACAATCGACTTTGCCATCAAGCGATAGTCATTGACGAAATCGCCAGTCGAAGTCTCAAAGTGAATCGATGAAGGAACACCGTCATCGTTGCGGCTAACGTTGATGATAGACTTATCATCATAGTCATCAAAGCTAAGAATAGTCTTAAGCTTGGACAAGTTAGGCATGCCGAATGTGCCTTGAAAATCTGCGATAGGCGAAGCAAACATGCCGTATACAACTACGCTCTTGTCTTCTGCATATGCAGCAACCTTTGTTTCAGTTGCAGTGCCTTCAATCTTTACTAATTCAACTACGCCCAATCCATGAGTGTGTTGAATCAAATCAAGTAAGTAATCTTTCATGTGTCATCTTTCCTTTATAATATTTAGGTTTGTCTATTGTGTATAATAGCGGAATTTATTGCAAACGTCAAGTGTTTGTTTAACCGAAACTGAACAATTCATCGAATGTACTGTTAGTATTAGTGTTTGACCTAATGTCCCAGTTAAGAACGCCTAACAAGTTGTCAATCTTTTCATCGACTAGTGTTCTTTCCATTTCGTTGTCATCAAACGGCAAGTCGCAGAACCATTGCGGAAGTCTAAGTTCATCTGTGGGATAAGCAATACTTGTAAATCCAAGCATATTGCTTTTTAGCTTACAGACAATTACCTTCATACCATCAACAATACGCTGACTATACTGATCTCCGTTTAGCTTACGCAAGTAGTTGTAGTTAAGAGCCGCTCGAACGTGTCCGGGCATTGTTGCCTTGCCAGTCTTACTACGCTTCTCAAGTTCACCATAATATGTAAGCTTGTTGACTGAACGAGGAGAACCCTTAGTCCAGCTATCCTGTTCTGATAGATAAGTCTTGAAGTCTTTGATTCTTGTGATAATGTCTTCACGCGGAGCACCCCCTAGAACCATAGTCAATACTTCCATCAAGAATTCCTGAACATACTTGGGAGTATCTGCTCTTTTAAGATCGAGACCCATAGCCTTAATCTTACCCATCTTGTCATCGATGTCCTGACGCTTACCTTCTAAGTCAAAGATATTAATTGCGTAACGCTTCTTAGTGATGAACAATGTTCTGTCACCGATGAGTTCACGACCAGCTTTAATTACTTCACCGTTCTTACGAGGGCAATGAAATGCCTTCTCCATAAACGCAGGGAAGCTAACGTTAGTTAGTTCTGCGATTTGGTCATACAAATCAATGCAAGCATCCTTTGTCCATGCAAGTTCGCCGCTGTCAATCTGTTCTTTGAGGATAGGATACGCTGAAAAGTAACAGGAGTCAGTATCACCATACACAATAGCGTCGCCGTCATGTTCATAATTTTCCGTGATGATTTCGTTTATCTGGCTCATCATATGCTTAGTGATTTGACGACCAGACAACGTAACTGACTGCCCGATTCTTTTGTCATAGAAACGACAATGCTCATTCAAAAGTGCGCCATATGCAGAGTTAAGAAGAATCTTACGAACTAACTGTCGCTTGTCGTAGTAATCAAACATATCTGTACCATATGCAGCTTTAGCTTCTTTCTGAATACTCTTACGCTCCGAGTACCATCGTGAAAGCAATCCGGGAATGATTCCTTCTTTCTCATACGTAAAGATGGTTCCATTTGCAGAAATCATATAAGGTTTATTGCTATCGAAGATTAACTTCCATATTTCAGCCGCAGACATTTCTACACTACGACCATCTTCATAGTCAAGTGTGAGCAAAGTGCCACGCTCTTGATTCATAATAGCAGTATATTCTAACGACCCGAAAAGATTTTCCCAAAGAACCGCTCCAGTAACTCCATCAGCATCGTCACCATTCTTTTTCTTACGCTTGTTTTTAGCGAGGGCGACACTTTTTTCGTGCATGTATTGGTCTGTGAGAGATTGTCTGACTTGCCCAACGATTGTTTCTGGGGCCATGTTAAGGGCTCGGATTGCTGAGGGGTAGAGTGAGTTGATATCAACTGCTCCGACCCATTCGTGAATCCCTTTCTTCGGGACAGCAACATAAGCTCCGGCAGCTTGCTGCTCTTCACCGTAATTATCTTTACGCTTTTTGTCAGGGACAATAAATCCTCGTTCATGTGCTTCATTATAAATTGCCATTTCAATCATAGCCACCGAACCCATTACAGTCGGCAGCAAAACAGTATTTTCGTGAGCTAGCGCATTTGCTAGGTCAAGAAACTTAAGCTTGCGGTGAATCTTAAACACCAACATAGTGTCTTGGCGGTTATACTCTACGAACTTTCTAAAGTCTTTGTTGTATAACTGATCCAAACTACCTTCATATTGAGTCTTGCGCTCACCCAATTCATACTCACCGATAGCGTCAAGCGAATAACTATGACGGCTTTCGTAGTTGTACTTTTTGTAAAGCTGTAGATAGTCCATATGAATACGACCAATCAAGTCGTAAGTCTGTTCTTCTTTGCCGAAACGTTCATACGTTCTAGGCTTAGGAAGCTGCCCAAGCAAACAGAACCTGCGTGTATCGTTCTTACTCATAATGCGAGTAACCCGATTAACGCAATAGGGAATATCGTATCCTTCTGAGTTCCAACCTGTGAGTACATCAGCGTCTTCGATAAGTTCAAAGAAAGTTTCAAACATTTCGATTTCACTACGGAACAGTAAGCAGTTTTCAAAATCCGCAGTTAGTTCTTGTGCAGTCTCATCAGTCATGTGCTTCGGGGGAATGACAAGAGTAACGAGTTGGTCTAACCAATCCAGATACACTGAAATAGCAGTGACCGGATTGAACGGATCATCTGTTGGACTAAAGCCTTTTTCAGGGTCAAAGTCCGTCTCAATATCGAAGAATGCTGTGTGTAGTTTAGGAGGTTCTGCTCCCAAATAGTTATCACTCAGGCATCTAAAAACTACAGGAATATCACTCTCGTAGAGTCTTTTCTTGTTGTGAATCCTGCGCTCTTTCTCAAACTCACTCTTTTTGCGAGTCGAGAATCTAGTTACAGGATCCCCATAGATAGTGCGATACTTACCTTTTACATCATCATAATAGAAGACGTAGTTAGTTGGGTACTCCTTGTAGGCGCGTTTGCCCTCAGGAGTACGTTCAACTGCGTAAATTCTATCTGTGCTGGAATCGAGAACTGCGTCAACGTATGACATTAGCTAGTCTTACCGACAGTCTCCAAAATTGTGTTAAGTTCTTCGTTTTCTTCATTAGTTTCATTGAGACGCTGCTTGTGGGCAACTCTGATAGCCTTCTTGAGAATTGAGGGCTTGATTTCAAGTTCTTCTGCAATTGCCTTAACAGTATCGTTAAGACCTTCATTGAGGGTTTCTACTTCTTGTAAAACGCTCATGCCTTCATTGATAAGCTGAGTCAGTTTAGTTTTAGCTTCTTGATTGAATGTACGTGACATGTTTTCTCCTTTAGTCTAGTTAGTATAACAGACTGTGCAGAAAATTCAACTATATTGGTAACCTTATTGAAAGATGTGGTTGTTTTTTTCGCCGTAAATCTTTATGTATTTACCGGCTAGCATATCAGCCATCGCTTCGATGGGTGAACCGGGATAGCTATCGCCGGGTTTAATCATACCTATTTCATGTTGGCGGACATGTACCAGTTCATGGAATACTGTTCTAAGAATATCTACTAAATTACGATTCTTAGCATATACCCAAACACTACCTTCTCCGGGAACATGTCCGCCGGTGTGATGATTTCCTTGCGCTTCATCAGTATCCATTGAAAGTTCAATATTAGGAACCTTTTGAAGCTTGAGCCTTTTAGCAGTCCAGTCTACAAACTTTTCTACTTCATCTGCAACTTCACTATCAACGGTATCATGCTCGTGTTTTTTTAAACTAGGAAATTTCTTTCCTAGTTTGTTTGCTGACGATTCCGCTAATACTTCTTTAAAGCGCATGTGATAATAAATTATCAGTCTTTAGGTGTTTGTGTATGAGTAATACCCTGAACTTCTATCCATTCCTCGTATAAAGCAATAGTATCCGGGTGAAACTTACCTTCTTCGGTCTCATTGCGCAATGCCCAGGCATCATATACCTCTTTACCTTTGTTTTCTAGTATCCAATCTTCTTGGGGTACAAACTCATTCTCAAACGTAAATACGTGGGTTGCATTGCCCATTTCAACTTCTACGGTGTCCATAATTAATCTCCTATGAAATAGTATTTATCGCTTTGGTTAATCTAATTTACCATTGATCCAGCGATCAGGAGTATCATTAAACTTTTTAGTGAACAAATCTTTTAGTGCTTTGTCGGTGATTTTGTGCTTACGTGCAACCTTGCGCATCAAGTCATCGATAGTATTGTAATCGTGCTTATCTAGGGAAGGTAATCGCTTAGCTAATTCATCTACCGCGGATTCGTACATACTTTCGCCGCCACCGTCTCCGCCACCTTCGCCGGAGCTGTTATCACCATAGCCAAAACCCGAATAGAAATATCCACCGTATGCTCGGTTGGACTTACGCTTTTTCTTACGTTCGGTTATGAATTCTGTAGCTCTCATTGATATATTTATCAAATGCGAAGCATATAAGCGATTTCAGGTGGAATCCAAGGTTTATCCATCTTTTCAGGATTCCATACTATGCCGGATAAGTTACCGCATATAAATGCCTCAACATTTCCTAGATAATCTAAACAAAGCACGTTTGCAGAATTTGGCAAACTCTTAATACATTTACCATGATGATAACTGTTAACTTCTAAAACTTCTCTGTGATAAAATATAGGATGATTTATATCGAAGTGCTTTTCAATACATTCTAATTCGCCTCCGATAGATTCCGCTATTTCAAATGCCCCACTAGCGATTCCAACAACCGGCTTGTTGCGTTCTACCATGTTATTAACTAGCACTTGCTCAACTTCGCGCCTTTGTTCAGAATATTCTCCGCCAGTTAAAATTAATGAATCTAAGTCGTTAGCCATAACGTTAAAATCTTGATTTAGCGTGTTTGGAATACAAAATACATTATGTCCTTTTAGGATGTTATACCACCCTTGATCTATAGCATCGTACACGAAGCCCTCATGGTGAATAATGGATTTGCTTAAGCCTATTTTCATATATCTATTTACTGTAAATATGGTAATGGCGACGATTTTACTCGCCGCCATTACGCTTAGTCTCTACTTAATTAGAAACGAAGACCGAAGCCAACGAGTCCACCATGACGACCGAGATTGCCGTCGAAGTCAGTGTAACGATACTCAGCCTTAGCAAAAGTTGAGCCAATGAGCTTAACTTCAAGACCGCCACCTACTGTAAGACCTTCGACCTTAGCAGTAGCAGTACGCTCAAGCTTAGTGTAACCAACGCGGGTATATGCAAGAACATTCTTGTTCAATGTATAACCGAGACGAGCGGCTGCACCGAGGTCAGCACGATCAAAAACGTTAGCTGCGGTCGCTTCTGCACCAACAACTACCTTACCAAACTGAAGGTCATAGCCTAAGGCAGCGCCATAAGCAATGTCAGTTGCGTCAACGCCGTTGCGAACTTCATCTGCACCAGCTGTTACCTCAAGACGAGGACCAGCAAATTCAGATGCCATTGCAGGGGTTGTAAGAGCAGCGGTTGCGAGTGCTGCGATTGCGATTAACTTTTTCATACTTTGTTTTTTCCTTTTAAGTTTGAAAACTTGACATTTTTAATGTCAGAGTTATGTATACAACATATCTGTGTCTGTGTCAAAAATATTGGGTAACTACTTTGATGTTGCCCTATATACTCCATCCCAATTAGCGGGAGGATTCTCTTTATACTCGTTGATTCTTTCTATCATCATATCATAGTACTGGTTCATTTCGCCGCGCCATGCTTGCTTTAATTCGCTTGCATATTTTGCGGCAGCTTCCCAATGTCCTTGACGATATAGTTCTAAGAATTTCATGTGCTGTGTTTCACCCAGTGGGTCGTGGAAGGGGAATACTGTAAAGATTCTAGCAGGTTCAGTTTTACCCTTAACAGCAAGCAAATCAAGTTCAGCTACTTGGTATTGATCCAAAACGTACTTCGCAGTTTTGGGTCCGATGACGATTTTAACGCCATAAGGTTTGCTTTGACCTTCGAGCCTACTAGCAAGATTGACCCCGTCACCAAGACAAGTATAGTCGAAACGCTGATCACTACCCATATTACCAACAACCACAGTGTCAGTATTAATACCGAGGCCCATTCCAAAAGCTGGAATCCCTTCTTTCGTAACTTCATCGTTGAATTCCTCTAGCGACTTTAGCATAATAAATGCGGTGTTGACCGCATCCTTAGCGTGTTGCGGATTGTCTACTGGCGCATTCCAAAATGCCATTTGAGCATCTCCTATGTACTTATCTAGCGTGCCTCTGTTCTCTAAAATTGCCTTAGTCATAGCAGTCATATAACGATTCATGATCTTAGTTAGACCCTGAACATCTTTACCATAGTGTTCACTAATAGTAGTGAAACCGCGAACATCGGTAAACATGATACTTAGTTCTTGTTCAGTGCCACCTAGTTGTAGTAGTTCTGGCTGACGCTGTAGTTGAGCAACCAAATCTGGACTCAAGTATGTACCAAACTGTTTCTTAATCTGTTGCTTCTGCAAGTATTCACTGATAAACTTAACAGTATAGATGTGCAGATAGATTACTAATGCAGCCAAAATGTTGAAAGAAATATCAAACAATATCTTGTTATGGGTAAATAGATAGATCGGTGCGTAAGCATATCCTACTAGTAATATACCGATCCAAACGATTGAATATCTTACTCTTGAGAGTACGATAATCAACAATGAAAGGACGACAAATGCCGCAAGATCAGCAAGACTTACCCAATTCGGAATTGACACAGAATCTCCCTTTATCAGAGTTTCAAGCAGACTGGCCTGAACCTGAGGGGGCGTTTGACCACCGGACGCGGTCGCTATTGGATTTGCAAGCCCTTTCGCAGTCACGCCTAGAATCACAATTTTCCCGTCAAGACGAGGAATATCGCCACCTACTTCAACAGATGGAAATACGTAATTGGGATTTATAAACACCCGACCATATTCATCTGTATTAATTGTACCAAATTGAGGAACACGCAATGCTTCAACACCAGTCTGATTTATCTTCGCTTGATACGAAGGATCTCCCGCAGCAACTCTCAAAAGTTCTAAAGAAAACGCAGGATAATATTCGCCATTTGAAATCCCTAATAAAGGCACTCGACGAGTTACCCCGTCCGTCTCAGGAAGAGAAGATGTTATGCCGACGCCTACGGCAGACTCTTGAAGTTCTGGAATGTTATCAAGAACACATGGATAGTTCGGAAGAAAATCAGTGGGTTGTCCGTCACCGACTACAGCAATACCTGTGCGGCGAGGGGGACGAATATCCTTAGGACAATCTTCAACTAGTGTTTGACTGAGAACAACTGGATATTGCTTTAAGGTATCTGATAATACTCTATCAGTACCCATCCGATCAGGCTCAGACATAAGTATAGTGCTGCCAACGATACCAGCGTTTGCCCCATAAAGATCGCTAATAATTTTGCTATATGTTTCCCTTGGAAACGGATACTGTCCATATTTTTCAATTGCTTTCTCCCCAATATTTGCAATTACAATCTGTTCTGATTTAACTGGTTCACCCAGCATCAGATAGTCGTAGTATTTTAATTTCATACTATCAACTAGGAACGGATTCATCAACTTCACTGATAACAATAACAGTATTGTAGCTACTGCTAGCCAAGGTGAAAGTAATACTTTACTCGCTTTGTTTAACATTGATTATAGTTCCTCCGGCTGGCTCGTTGATTTCAATTAGAAATGATTTCCCATTACTGTCTATGAATAGTGTTTTATTTGAGTCTTTCTTTATGACAATATCAACTGTTGTGCTAAGTGTTCTAGCAAGCCGTAGATAGTCTCCTGACAAAATAGTAGTAATCTGAGTAGTATTGTTAAGACCAAATGTAGTTCCACAAAGTTTTGTGTTATCTCTTGTTACACAATCACTTCCGTCAGCATTATCAAGAAAATCTTCCCCTAAGAAGTCTGCGTTAATAGTATTAATATCAAGTTCTGAACTGGCTAGTTGATTTTCCTGTAGGTCGTCTTTAGCAAGATAGTCAATATCAAGTTCTGACAAATCTAGTATGTTAGCCTTAGCCTCAGCAATTTCTTCTTCTGATTTAACTTCTTCCGCAGGGGAGATAATCAACATATTGTCAATTTGGCTGAGAGTGAGGTTTAGAATAACAGGGCGAGAGGGTCTACTGTCCATTGTAGATACGATAGTAGCTTGAAATGCCTTATTAAGAATGACAAACCCGCCAGCATTTGATACTGTGATTTCTCCTACTGAACCATCTGGCTCCGGAAGCAACATTATTAGACTCTTACCAAAGTCATCTACTGTTGCTGCAAAGTCTGTACCTCTAACAGCAATCGTTGCTGTAGGAGTTCTGAGATTGATGTTGCCTTTGTTCATCTTACCAGACTGACCTGTAGCAAATCTAGCAGTTCCGGCTGCGAACTTGAGAGCCATTCTAGAAGTGGATGGCTTGCCACTATATACGAAATCGTCAATCACGAGCTTAGAATGTTCTGTAACCTTAACAGTAGAATCGTCTATGAATGTGATTTCAACTCTGCCGTTACCTGTTTGCACCCTATCTAATTTAGCAATAGGTAATTGAGGTCGTGTAGGAACCTTAGTGGTTTTCTTGACGACCTCACTTATACCTCGGTTTTGCGTAACCTTGCCTATGTTAGCATGGGCCGCCGGCGTTACACTGATTAATAGTAATAGTGCTGCCGCTGCTCGTGCTATCGATCTTAAGTGTATCGACATTGTTTGTACTCTTTTGATTTACAGTTACGGTATTAGTGTTGCCGGTAAGAATCATTTCAATATTCTTCCCAGCAGTACCATCCTGTACAGTGGTAATAGTGTTCCCATCACCTGCTATTGTCTTAGTGTTCACTACGTCATCTGCGTTTATAGTAGATGTAAGAGTGTTGGTGTCACCGGTTATTTCAATAGTTTGAGTAGCACCTGTAGCAGATGCCGCTGTTCCTTGATTGAATGTAAGATTATTTGAACTACCGGTAACCACTACTGTTTCGGACGAACTTGATACACTTGCAGCATCACCACGATCATAAGTTATAGTGTTACTATCACCAGTAACTGTAGTATCAGTCGAAACATTGTCAGCTTGAACAATAGAACCCTGAATAAGGTTATTGTTACCTTCTTGTGTTGTATTGATTATTTGTCCGTTACCGTCAAGCATTAATCTATTTTGTTCGGAACCGATTCTATTGTTCTGACCTTTCTGAACAATAGTAATAGTGCTGTTATCCCCTACCTGCTCAATAAAAATTGAGTTAGTAGTTGACTGTGCAAAAGCCAACGAACTAGACAACATAGCCATAATAAACATCATTGACTTAAATTTCATTGTTTTTCTTCCTTGTATTTAAAGTACCCTTTCTCTACGCCTTGTTTAATCAGTTGTAGCACTGCTTCTTCTGTGGCCATCTTAACTGCCATTGTATTTGCTTCATTTTCTGTCATACCGATTTCTGCTTCAACTAGTTTTGTACCAACATCTACGAATTTGAAAAGAGAAAGGTCTCTACCTACAGATAATACAGTTTTTGAAACTTGTACGTTTAGGATTATTTCGCCGGTATTAGTATTGACTCCGCGTAATGCTATAACTACTTGATCTTTTCGGTAACTAGTTGTTCCACCTATGCCGAGATATCTTGCCCCTACTCCGCCTGACTGTATGTTAGTATCATAACCGATGATGCCACCTTGAACGATAAGACCAGCAAACAGCATTGGCTCAAGTTTATTTGCACCTTCACCAACATATTCTTCACGAGTTGTACGAACAATTTGACGTTCTTTTGCAAGGTCATCGACCCTATTGCGCTCTACAACTCTAAACCATGTTCCGCCACCAGCATCCCGCAATGCAGATATTAGAAGAGGAGTGCCGCCTTGTGTAACAGCAGTTGATATACTTGCTATACCATCTTTATCTTTGCGCTGGCCTGTCAAATCAGGAAAGTCATATACTGCTACAACAGCTTGCCTTTCTGGAGCAGGAAGATTATATAACTCTTTGACTTGGGTAGTCATCTTCACTGGGTCTTCTTTTAATTGAAGACCGGCTGGGCCAGATGCTACGCAACCACTAAGTATGAATGGTAATATGAGAAGCTTCCAATTCATTACCATTTAAATCCGCTAGTTGGAACTATGATTTCTGTCTGATTACCTTGAGCGTCAACGATAACTAACTTTATCTCAGTATCAGTCTTTTCATACTTAATGACATTACCTTCAAGGGTAAACTCTCCAGATTCTCCGCCCATTTCTCCAAACAGATTATTAGTCAACTGTTGAGCCAATTGGGAGTATATACGAGATTGTAGATTATTCAAGAAGCGATTTAGAATGGAGTTCTTTTCTTCCAACGCTTTTGCTTTTAGATCTGCTTCTATCTTATCTTGTATAGCTTTCTTACGTAGAGTTTCTTGATTCTCAATAGTCAACCATTGCGCTCCGGTGTTGATGCCGGAGAATGATGGATTCTTAAATTGGAATACCAGTTCGGTAGCCTGCACTGGAGTGCTTACTAATAGCAATGATAGTATGAGTGAACGCTTTAGCATTGATTATGCCTTATCTTCTGTTTTTGTTGATTGATTAATTTGATATTCTGCTTCTACTCTTTCACGTTCAATAGTCTTGCCGCGCAAGTGCAATACGGTATCAACTTTTTGGTTGAGACGAATCAAATCGTTATCAAGCATACGAATACGATCAATAAGTGCAATTAGCGTACCGTTAGCCTCACTTAATACAGGTTTAACTTCTGTAGTTGCCCACTTCCATACATAGTACACGAAGTACCCCATGCCAAATGCAGCAACGATAGGAAAACCATATTCACCGATTAATTTAGCTATATTTGGTCCCATTAGTCTTTCCTTGCATCATTTTTACCGTCGGCACGAGCCACGCGGCTAATATCTGGTCTAAGACCTAATGCATTACTGACTACTGTATCAATACGAATAACATCGTGATTCATAGTTTTAACACGATTGTCTAATGCCGTGATAATACCGTTCATGCTACTGATACTGCCAGTAACACCTGCAAGAATAAACTTCAATGTTAGAAATACAAAATATCCTGATGCTACCGCGGCAGCAATAGGAAAGCCCACATCGGCAACTAGCTTAAAAAATTCTCCCATCCGCACCTCTTTTTATAGTTATTATTGGAAATCCGTAGATTTAACTCTACGGAGTTCTATAATATTTAGTGTTTTGGGTAAAAATTAAAGTACTAGTTTATTGTAGGGTTCAATTGCACCAGGATTGCTTTGCATCACCGTAATATTCACGGGCAAAACTGTTCTTGATAAGCAGATTCCGAAGACTCATGCCGTCAAGGAGAATGTCTCCGAGTACACGGCCACCAAACTTGTCCCAACCATATAGAATAACTTGATGCTTTTTTGTAGATTTGATTACCAATTTAGTGAATTCACTAGCTTGTTCGCCGCGTTGCTTTTCACTAGTACATTGACCACGAAAACCCTTTTCAGGAGTATCAACTCCAAAGATTCTTACTGCAAGTTCAGGCTTTAATGGAGCTGGCAAAAAGGGTGCTGCAATCACCACAGTATCACCGTCAGTTGCTCTTATGATTAGAGTATCATAAGTTACACCAGTTGGCGTTTTTTGAGCAAGTGCTGCGGTTGGGACGGCCAGCAAGACGAGTGCTAGAGCAAGAAACTTTCTCATCGGTTGTAGATACTCCGTTCAGGCTTCTGTCCCTTGAAAGTTGCGAGAACTTCCTTGAACTTGTCAACAGAATGTGCAGCAAGATTTTGCATAGTTTCACGATCCATTGGCTTTAGTTCATCATACTTGTTGAGAAAGTCAACCATAATCTGAGTAG